CGTGATGCCGGAACTTGGCAGGCGCTGTTTGGCGGGAACTACTTTGGACTTCCCGCTTCGTCGTGCTGGCTTGTTTGGGACAAGCTCAACGGAGACAACGATTTCGCAGACTGCGAGCTGGCGTGGAACAGCAAACAAGGCGCGGCCAGGCGCTTGATGCTGCCGCGCAGCGAAGCGCTGAAGGATGGTAAGGAACACCCCACGCAGAAGCCGGTACGGCTGATGGTGTGGTGCCTTGAGAAGCACCCGAGCGCGCAGACCGTGTGCGACCCGTTCATGGGCACCGGAACGACCGGCGTGGCCTGCATGCAGCGCGGCCTGCGGTTCGTTGGGATCGAGCGTGAGCGCGCCTATTTCGACATCGCGTGCCGCCGCATAGAGCAGGCCCAGGCCCAGGGCACGCTACTGCCGCCCGAACCTGCCGCCGAACATGTGCAGGCCGGGCTGTTGTGAAACCTAACTCAATTTAGACGCCGTGGACCGCGTATCCCTCAAGCTCATCAACGCCCAGCAGGCCGCGCCGCTGCTGGCCGACCTGTGGCGGCACATCAAGGCCGCGCTGATCGCCGGGCACACGCTGTGCCTTGAGCTGCGGGCGGAGACGCGGACGACGGCGCAGAACCGGCTGCTCTGGAGCGCTCTGGCCGATGTGGCCCGCCAGGTCGAGTGGCACGGGCAGAAGCTCGACGCCGAAGCCTGGAAGGACATGGCGACGGCGGCACTCAAGCGGCAGCGCGTCGTGCCGGGTATCGATGGCGGCTTTGCGGTTCTCGGCCAGCGCACCAGCAAAATGACGAAGGCAGAAATGTCGGAGCTGGTCGATTTTCTCAGGGCTTTCGGCGATCAACACGCCGTGAAGTGGTCCAAAACGTCGTTAGGCCGGGAGTGGCCGGAAAGATAATGAAATGATAGAAGCGATGGAATACGAACTGAGCGAGCTGGACAAGCAATCCGATGCTATAAACAATAGACGCCGAGAACTGCGCCAGCAGATTGCCAATGCGCAAGCCAAGTTCAAGGTTGGCGACCGTGTGACATTTAACGGTGCCAAATACGTTTGGCAAATTACCAGCATCGTCGCTGGCCACAACAACGAGCCGAAGTATATCGGCGCAAAACTGAAGAAGGACAGAACGCCGGGGACGCTTACTGGCGAAATTTGGTCGTTCGGCGAGATGCTCCGTAATGCCTAGCACCAACGAGCGACCGTGAAGTGGTCGAAAACGTCACTTGGCCGCGAATGGCCGGAAGGGGATTTATGAGTCGAGAACTGATTGCTCAAATGCTCGCAGAAATGAAGCGTGCAAATGAAGTTTCTATGCGTGATGTCGGGATTTGGCCTATTGATTTGAATGTGATTTCTGAGGCGGAGAAATACATTCTTGAAAATCAGCAGGCCAAGATTCCACCGGACCCAATTGGTTTCGACGCTGTGCAAGATACTCAGAGAGAATATGCTTGCCAGAGTTGCGCGTTTCGAGGTATGAATTGTTATGACATACCGTGCGAAGCAGAAGACCGGCCAGACGGAATATCAGTGCATTTCGTCAAACGCCCGGCGGCCACCCCCACATGATGAGCAAATGCACCAGCCACCCGCCCAGCAGCTCGGCCACCAATGCGAACGCCCACGCCGTCAGGATGTCACGCTTTCGGAACACGCTGCGCCTCCTTGGTCACATCGATATCAACCGGGATCATCCCGGGGTCAATCACGGGGTATCGCAGTTTTCGGCACGGGCGCTGCATAGCCGCAGGAGACAAGCGGCGGCGCGCGAAGCCGAAGCTCGACGTCGGAAGGCCAGTGTCAAGCGGCCGGGGCGCAATGTGATCAGCGGCCCATCCCCAAGCTGCAGGGATGCAAAACCCGATCGGGATGCCGGCGCACATGCCAGCGGCGCCCATCAGCCACAAGGCCGGCTCTGAGTAGTACACGCGCATTCCTCCAAAACTATCATTTTGAGAGTGTGCGCCAACTTCGTGAACCCCCTCCTTCTGGGGGTAGTTGTCAGTGAGCAGAAAGAGTGCCCACATTTTATTAAGGATAGATCATGAAAGAAGCACTGAAGCTGTGCGTCGCCGAACTGAGCGAGGCGCGCGGCGAAGTCGAGGAAGTCATGCACAACTGCGCCGCCGCGCTCGCGGGCACAGAAAAGGGGGGCCGGTACGTCGCTCAATATCGGCAGCAGCTCGCGCGGATTGATGCGGCCATCGCTGCTGCCGAGGCCGCCATGGCGCAGCCGGAGCCTGAGCCGGTGGCGTGGTCAACCGGTATTTCGTGGCGCATGCCGGCTCACCATCAGTCTGAGCAGATTGTAAAACTGACGCGCTGCCGTCAGGCTGAGCATGGATTTGTTGTGCCGCTCTACGCCGGAAGCGCCCTGGCGCAATCCCTCATAGCCCACCCCACCCCGTAATCGACTTGACCGGCCCCGGTGCACACGGCTGGCGTGACCAGATCACCAGCCCGGGGCCGACGATCGACGGGGCGAGTAGCCACACCACGCCGAGCGGGATCGGGGCTGACGCGCACAGCACGGCCGCCGCGCAGCACGCGCCGGACAGTCCGCCGACCAGCGTGCGCAGGCTCAGTTCAAGCGGGCCGGCATGGGCCAGGGCGACAGCCGCCACGGCCAGCAGTGCCATCCCCTCGACGGCGCCCACGATCTGCACCACCAGGATTGCGTCACTCATCTCGACCCCCTGCGGCCGGCACGCCGAGGCGCAGCCTGACCCATGTCCACAGCACCGGCATCGCGCGCAGCGAGCCGGCGGCGAGCAGCGAGGCCGTGAGCCATTGCGGCAGCTGCGCCAGCCCGAGCGCGGCCGCACCGATGTCCTCGAACACGGTGCCGGGGTGCGCGGTGTGCAGGTAGCTCCAGGCAGACGGCCCGCCGACGTGCAGCACGGTCGAGCCGCTCACGCCAAGCAGCACCGACGACAGCACGCGGCCGACCAGCCTCGCGAGCCACAGCATGGCCGGCTCGCTGCCCCAGGTGTCGATGGCCGACGCCCACAGTCCGATCAGCGCGCCGACGACGGCCGCCGCGACCTGCAGCGACGTCGGCAGCGCAGCGGCTGCCGCCCCCATGGCGGCCGCACCGCCGATTGATATCGCAGTATCGGATGCCATTTACTACACCAGATTCGGAGCCGTAGCAAAAACAGCCTTAGGCCCAAGGTAATTCCAGACGCAAGTTCCATCGGTTATACCGGCGCCAGTCCCTGTCGGCCCGCCAGACGAAGCCGATGTCCCGGGCGTCACCAGATAGTAGACATTGGAGCCGTTGACGACGGTATCCCCCGCGCGTGCATACGCTGTGCTGATAGCCCAGGTTTTCGCAAGATATCCAATTGCGTTGGTAATGGCTGTCCAGTAGCCAGGTTGTCCAACTGTCGCCGCCGCATTCTGGATCTGCTGACCGAGCGCGTAATAACCATGTTGCCCTACGGTATCCGGCTTTGCTAATGCCATTCGGCACTCGTCACCAGGCAGCCCCGAGTAAACTACCATGGCCGCCGTTGCATTTGATCCTGCTGAATCCTGCTTATCCATCAAGCCAATTAGCTCGATAGATTTTAAGATTGCATCATTTGTCCCGCCAGCGATAATAATCCGGGCTTTTTGCACGTCAGCGCCAAAGGTTATCGGAAAATTGTTTGCCCCGTCTGATCCGGTTAGCCATGCGCCGCCATATCCCGAACTGTAGCCAAGCGGCCCCGTTGATCTGACATATGGTGAATTTGCACCGGAGCTAGTGAGAATGGCTCCAGAGGCATCAAAGCATTGCAGGACGATTCTCCCGCCAAACCCAGACCTGGCGCCTATTCTGACAATAAACCGCTTAATTGACGATGTGTCAACAAAAACTCCGATACCGGCGCCATTAGGCACCGCAACGGAATCGTTGTATGTTTTTAGCGCAACATTCGTGACTGTGCGTGCAAACGTCGCTCCGGCACTTGACGCAAAATGCATTGGCCCATTGATGTAAGGAGCGTTTGCCGCGTAAGCCGTTACGCTGTCAAGTAAATTACCGCTGTTCCAGCACGTTTTGAAGCGCTGCTCTACAAACCCTGAATAATAATGGTTTGCCGCTGCGCCATTAAGTTCAAGAATGCTCTGAAAACTCTGCGCAACCGAGTTATCAAATGAGCAAGCAATCTCGTTTTGAGAAAGAGTAAGGCCAATGCCGTCGATAACAGCGCACCACCCATCGTTTGATTCGCTACGAATATCGATGAATTTATTGTTTCCACCCGCTCCGCACAGCCAGATTGGGATTCGGTTATACGGCGTGCTTGATCCAAGTTCGAAACAGGAATCCTTGAAGTGGTTGTTGTTCTGCCCGCTGTATGCATTGCTGGCGATGTCGCGGGTTATCACGACACCTACGGAATCCCCCCAGGAATTCGATATGCTTGAGTTTTCAAAAGCTCCTCCAGTAGCTGTGTTTTCGTTGACGAACTGCGTTCCACCATTGGCGCCGACAGTCTGCATCATCACGCCATATTTGCAGTCCTGGAATAGCCCGTAGCGGAACCGTTTGTTTTGCTCGAACGGTTTTGTGTAGGAAGACAAAACCAGCCCGCGCGTGAATTTCTGGCTGCTGACGTGTTCAATCTCGCAGTGGTTCGCCTCGATAATTTCGAGTGCCGTGAACCCTGAATTCAGGGTTTCGGCTGACACTGACACGCCGGACGCCGAGGCAGTGGCGTTGGTGCTCATGGTGTACGTGCCAGACCCGCCACCGGTCACCGTCGTGCCGAATGGGATGCCCGCGCCGACCAGCACCTGCCCGACTGCCAGCGCCGCACTGACAGATGTCAGCTGATTGCTGCCGCTGGTCGTGGTTGCCGTGACTGCGGTCATCGTTCGCGGCCAGGCGGTGGTGGGGCTAGTCCATGCAGCCGTGCTGGCGCCGTTGCGCACGTCGAGGCCGAGCGCGGGCGAGTACAGGTTCGCAGTGCCAACCGTGCCGATCGTCAGAACCGTCAGCGTGGCAGATGGGGTTCCGACGAAGTTAAGGTACGTGCCTCGCATGTCAAACGGCACACCCGCAGGGATCACGACTGCGCCGGTTGTTGGATACCCGCCAGATTGTGGCAGTAAGCGCAGGCCAAGGCCGTTTGACAATGCATACGATGCCGCTGCATTGATTGCCGTGTGCCACGACCCGCCAACAATGCCACCGAATTGTTTTTCAGTTGCCAGAACCCATCTTGTTGCTGAATAAACGGGTACCAACTCCCACCCGGCGCCGCCCGAGTCGGGGTTTGAGGTGTTGTTTTCAACGGTGTTAATCCAATGATCAACACCGTTTGATGCGAGTATTCTGGCGCCTTTTGGATAGCCGCCAATGGTCGTAGAAAACGACGCGTCATAAGGGTAGCCGCCGCCAGCCTGCGCCCACTGCGCCGGGCCGGAAAGGGCGTAGCCGAGCCCGTTGAAATCCTGTCGGCCTGGCGGGATACCCCCGAGCAATGGGTCAGTTTCCGTGATGATGGGCCATCCCACATCCCATGACGGCTGCTCCGGCGTGGAGATTCCGCCGGACGTTGCGGCCGGGGCGCGCTTGGTGCCAGATGCGGCAAACGCTGTGGGGATTTTGGCGGGGGCGTTAGATTGTTGCATTGATGGCACCGTGTGACATGGTGGCCCGGCCGAAGCCCTGGGCCGATGGGCCGAAGCCGAAATGACTCTTTCTAATCGCCTGATATGAGATTCGCACACCAGACGGGCGCGGCACTGCGCCTGAATTACTCAGCATGTATAATTCTGCCTCTGTTGGTTGGAAATAGAATGTATACAGCATGTTCATGTTTTGCAGGTCATGCACATAAACATCGCCGCGCCCCGCAAACAAAATCTCAAGCGCACGATTGATATTCGGAGGTGTAGTGTTTGTGATATTCGTGAGTGCCTTGACGAGTATCAGGGTTCTAAGTGCTGAATCTGTAAGAGTATAGAGGCCTACAGAACTGCCAGAACTGTAAAACGGGCCTTTACCGAAAGGTGCGTATTTCGTCGTGAAGCCAAAAAACTTCGGGCTTGTCTGGACGCCGACAACACGACTTACGCCGACAATCTTGGCCCAAATATCAAGGCCAAACCCGGATGCCGACGAAATATCCCAGACGGTTTGCCTAAAACTATTGGCCGCACCGGATGCGTCAATTGCCGAGTTCGCAGAATCGATCAGCGCATTGATCGTTGGAGAGTTTGCATATTGCGCAAGAATCGTCTGGCTATAATCTTGCATCACGGCACCATTGCGACCGTGACGGCCGATGAATTGATTGATGGAAGCTCGTCAATGCCATACGCAACAGATTGGAGCGTTGCGGTACCTGAACTAAAACCTATGCCGATCGATATGATTTGAAGATACTGAGAAAGCGAGGCAATCGCAGCGTAATATCGGCCCGAGTAAATCTGCGAGGCAATGCGAGCGCGCGGGCCGCCATCCGCCCCCGAGAATGCCGAAACGATCGCCCCCTTGATCTGGTTGGAAATATCAGACGGCAAGCGCGGGTCCAGTTTGATTTGAACCAGAAAATAAGTTAGTTTCGCTGTGGGCACGAGGTATGTGACCGGATAAACTGGCTTCGGAGTCGCAAGGCTCGCCGCGTCTGTCACATTGATGGTCGTGTTTCCGGCATACCCGCATCCTGGGGCCTTGCGCGCCCAGATGGCCGCCGCTACATCGGCTGATGTGCCGCCCGCCACGCTAGCACAAATCGAGTTTGCGGGCAGTGTGTAGCCGGTCGAGCCGTAGGCCACTGGCGCAGATGTCGGGTTATCCACAACGAACGCATCCAGCACGTTCGAGACGCTGAGCAAGCCCGCCAGGATGGCTTGGTTCGTGTTCACCGAGTTGATGGCGACCGAGTTTCGGCGGCGCGTCTCGAACGCGATTCGGTTTTCAGCCAGGTTGCCCGGCGCGCCGTCTGCCGCGTTCGTGACCGACTCCCACCCAGCCACAGCCGAGACGATCGTCGTCAGTGTGCCGGCCGGGCAGGCGATCGGGCCAGCTGTCAGCGCCTGGAACTGCCCCGGGATCGACCCGCCTGCGCCGATCGTCACTGCGGCCGTGAGTGCGTACAAGTTGCCATTCAAATCACGCGCCTGGCTGCCGGCCGGGATGACGGCGCCCACCAGCCCGCGCACAGTCGCAGACACCAGCGTGCCGGCCGCCGCGACCCGGTTGAGGTAGTAAATTCGGCCGATCGCGTCCTGAAACGCCCCGTCCGCGTTGTCGGGGTCGATTTGGTTGACCAACTGCGCAATCGTGGCGTAGCAGTCGCCAATGATCGCAGCCAGGCTCTGCGCAAGCTGGCCCTGCGGCGTGCTCAGGGACTGATTCAGCCCGCCGCCGAAGGCGCTGCTGATGTCCGCCCAGACGCCGGCCAGGATGTCCTGTTCCGACGGCACGGTCACGCCAGTGGACGTGATCTGGATCGATGGCACTGCAGTGGTCATGAGAGCGTGACGCCGAGCGCCTGGTCATTGATGTCGATCACCTGTATCTGCCCGGCCGGAACGCGCCCCGTCAGATCCGTGAACACCATCTGGGCATCCACGACGCCGGGGACGGAAAACGCCGCGTCGGTCAGCACCTGTTCGACGTATTGGACGGGCGGGTATTGGCCGAGGATCTGCTGCCAGTACGGCACACCGACCGACGTGTCGTAGATGCACTCGCCGGCAAACGTGCGCACCGCCGACGCGACATCCTGGGCGATGGCGTAGCTGTCGGACGCAACAGCGATGTTGCCCGACGCATCAAGCACCAGATCCCAGGCAGTTTGGTCAAGCAGGAGGGTTTTCATATAACCGGCGGCGATGTTGTTCCGTCTCCAACGACATGAACGTGATTATGAACGCTTGCGCCTTGCGCGACCAGATCGCCAGACACGGTTCCTGCGCCGGCCACACTCAGATCACCGGTGATGCTCACATTGCCGTCGAGCACGATCGTCGGCGCCTGCGCGCGGATCTGGCCCGGGCTCACCACCTCGACGCCGCCCGAGTGGAACCGCACGAATTGCGTCGGCGCCGCGCCGATGATCGTGTGCAGGTACACCGAATCGCTCAGATCGTGGCGGCGCCTGCTGCCGGGCGGTGATTCGCCGCCCGACGCCTTGACCGCCGAGATATCCCGATCGCACGCGGCAATCAGCCCGATGTCGCCCGGCTCAGGATCGCAGATCACCGCGTTCGATCCGCCCTGCTGGCGCAGATAGGGCAGGTTGTAGATCGTGCCGTGCGGCCAGGCTTTACCGTCGCCGTCTACCTGCTGCACCAGCGGCTGCACGTCAACCCGGCCGACCGCAGCAGCAGCACCAGATGCTGTGCAGGCGATCACGCGCACCGGAATGCAGGTGCGCACGCGGGACAGCAACGACAGGATCAGGAACCGCTGCTCGGCCAGATCACTGGCGCTGTCCGCCGCCGTGCGGCTGCTCAGAACGTCAGTTTGCTGCGGCATACAGACTCGCGTCAGAAAGCTGGATCGTAGACCACCACGGACCGCCCGGCATCATCGTGGACAGCTCGTGACGAACGCTCTGTGTGTACCACGTCCCCGACGTGCGCGGCACCATGCTGGCGAGTTTCACGCGCCGACCGATCAGCATGTCCGGGTTGTACTCGGCGCGGCAGGTGATGCCGGTCGGCGTGAACGTCGGGTAACCGATCATTCCGGTTTCGGGTCGCAAGTCGATCTCGACGCCATCCCGCGCGCCGCCGTTCTGCCACAAGGCAATGGTTTTGCCTTCGATGGCGATCCCGATTCGCGCGGCGTCGGCGATGGTGTAAATCTGATCGATGGCCGAGCCACTCAGGTACTGATCAGCAAGCCGCGCGGTGACGCCGTTGGATTGCACGACGTAGCCGAGTGGCGAAGCGATGGCCGTGATCATTTCGACTACATCGCCGCTGCCCTGGGTGCTGGTGGCTGCGGCGGGCACCACGCGATGCACAAACCCGGATTGCGCCGAGACGTTGAAGCTCACTTCGGGTGCGGCGCCATAGTCGGCGACCGCCGCGAAGATTGTGCCCTCGAACACCTGCCTAAGCCGGCTGCCAACGTCGCCAGCGAACACGGTCACCATGTCGCCGCGCGTCGCCAGTGCGTTCAGGCCGCCCGTGCCGAATGCATCCATCTGCTGCTGACGCATACCCCAAACGCGCAACTGCAGCACGCTGGCCGACAACTGCCCGCCAGCGTTTTCGATGATGGCTTCCGCTCGGTGCCCGATCAGGTCAACCGTACCGGCTGCCGCGCCGGTGAACTGGATGCGCAATGCACGTCGCTTGTAGCTCATAGGTCGGCTGCCTCCAAGTACATCAACACCCACCGATCGCCCAGGCCGGCGTGGTCCGGCTCATCAGCGCCCTGCGTGTCCACCATCGCCAGATCGCCGACGAACGGCAGGTGGGGCCGGCGCACGATGCGGCACCGGTCATGCACGCGCTTACCGGTCACCACCGGGGCGCCATTGACCGTCAAATCCAGATAGGTGCCGGTTTCGATCTGGCGCAGCCACATCGTGCACGTCTGCTGCGCGAGTTGGACCGTGAACGTCTGGGATGGGATGGCCTGGAGCGGAATGACCTGCATCACTGCACTCCCGCTGCGGCAGTTGACTGCGCCGCTGTCGGCGCATCGGCCCGCACGGTGCCGGCGTTGATGGCTGGCGCGCCGGCCGGTTGCGCGGTCGTCACGGTGGCCTGCGCCGTCTGCGCCACCTCCTCGAACCCCGCCGAGATGGTGAGCATGGTCACCCCTGATTTGGATGTGCGCTGAAAATCGTACTGCACAAGGTTGAGCGACTGGTAAACCGCATCGGGCGTCACGATGCTCACGAGGTCGGTGCTGTCCTTGAGCTTGTCGAGCCCCGACAGCATCGCGGCGCGGGACTGGCGGCCGGTACCGGTGCACGTCATGACGATGTGCACGCCGAACGGCGCGCGCACTTTGTTGTAGCTGGCGAACCCGCCGCCCTCAACCGGGTACGTGCTGATCTTGGCATCGCCCCGGTATTCGAGCGACAGCACCGAATCAGGCAACAGTATTTCCCGCCCATCTGGCCCGAGCACCAGCCATGTGCGCGGCCGAGCCACCAGGCCGAGTGCTTTCAGGCCGGCTGCGGCGGCGACGATCTTCAGCGCGGTGTTGCTGGCCTGCTGGTAGCCGGCGCGGTTGAGCGGCGGCACACCGGGCAAGGCCGGCACGTTTGGAAACGGGATCAGTGGCATCAGCGCATCCCCTGCGATGACGTGGCAAGGCGCTGCGTCTGCGCCAGATTGTCGCTCAGGCTGCGCGCAATGCCGGGCGCGTCAGTGGCGCGCGTCTGGATGTTGACCGTCTGGATGTTCGTCTCGCTGCGGTTCGAGCCGCCGCCGCCCTGGCCACCGCCGAGCGAAACGAACTTGCGCCAGTAATCCATGGTCTCGTGCGGCGCGGCGGCCAGCCCCTTGCGCTGCACGTTGCCTTCGCCCCAGTTGTAAGCCGACACTGCCAGCTGCATGTCTCCGCCGAACATCTGGCGCAGCTTGCCGAGGTACTTGGCTGCGGCCGCTGAAGACTTGCCGAGATCGAACGTGTCGGCGCGCGACAACCCAAACCCGGCCGCCGTCTTGGGCATGAACTGGAAATGGCCTGTCGCCCCCGCTGAGCTGACCATGTTTTTTCCGCGCCCTGACTCGATCTGCCAGATTCGGTCCAGCGTGCCGGGCGGCAGGCCATTGACCTTCTCAAGGTCCGCAAACTGCCCAGGCGACCCGGCTGGCGCAGCGCTGGTTGCCGACGTCGGCGCCTGACCCTTCCCGTTCGCTGCCAGCGCGGCTTGCGCGTTTTTGCTGCCGCCGTAGGCCATGAACTGCGCCAGCTTTTCACCAAGCCAGCCGCCGGCCTTCGTGTCGGCCAGCTTCTCGCCCAGCTTCGTGAACCAACCAAACGCCTCGCCGATGGCCTTGCCAACCGCCGTGAACGCCGTCGCCAACCCGCCCACGAAGTCGCCAATCTCCTGCCGGTGGTCGGACACCCATGCCGACAGGTTGTGCAGCCCGTCGTTCGCCTGCTCCATGGCCGGGATCAGGGCCGTGAAAATCGATTGCCCAGCGCTGTAAAGTTCGCGCTTCGTCAGCGCCCATTGCGCCTGTGCGTGCTGCGCCGCCTGCGTGCTCTGGTCCGACACGCCGCTGATGCGCTCCATGGATTCCTGCGTCAGCCGCACCTGCTCGCGCCCCTGGCGCAGCAAGTTCAGCGTGCCATCGTCGAGTCCGAGCATGCCGGCCACGCGGATCTGGTCCTGTGCCGGCATCTTCTGCAGCACGCCGGCCAGGTCCAGCATCAGATCCTTCATTGGCCGGATCTTGCCGTTTCCATCTGCGACAGCGATTCCAAGCGCGCGGAACGCAGTCACGACCGGCGATTGCTCGCCCAGCTTGAATGCCTCGAACCCGGCTTGGATGTGCTGAAAGCTGGCCTGAATGCCGGCTGCAGACCCGCCAACCTGCTCGGCCGCAGCGCCCCATGAATCAAGCTCGCGGGCCGTCATGCCCAGGTTGACCGCCAGCCGGCCGAGCGTGGCTTGCCCGGTCACCATGCCGGCAAAAAAGCTCTTGATGCTGTTCGCGCCGAGCGCCGCCGCCGCCAGGCTCAGCAGCTCGTTGCGTGCGCGGTTGTAGCCGTCTGCCACCGCCTTTGAAGATTCCGCCGACACCTTGGCCCGGCCGCGCTCGACTTCGTTGATCTTCGCGGTATCCTGCTGGACGTCCTTCGCGCCTTTCTTGTACGCGGACGGGTCAAGCCCCAGCGTGACGATCAGCGAGTCAATTACTGTTGCCATGAGCGTTCAGCCTCTTTCTGTGCGATCTGCTGGTTATGGTTGCTTACTGCGTTGATCTCCAGCAAGTCCCACAGATCACGCGAGCCATACACCGTATCGAGTTCGTGCAGCGTCGCAAGCCGCGCAGTCAGCACGGCAGCGATGGGGCGCGGGATGTTGAGCGGGTCAACACTGCCGCGCGGGCGGCGATCGCCGACGGGTGGCCCGAAGTCTATTTCCCGGCGGCCTGCGAAAAACCCAGGTGCATTTTGATGATCTCCGACCGCAGGCGCAGGCGAGTTGCAACTTCTTCGATGTCGTCTTCGATCAGCGAGCGGATCACCGAGGGGTTGCCAGGGTCCGGGATGATCTGGACGCAGGCCCACATGATGCCGAGCAGCTCTTCGGCTTGCGCGAATGGGATGCGCGTGAACAGCGTCAGCGCCGTGCGCGCGAATGCTTCGAGCAGCGAGGCACCATCGGTCACGCCGATGCCGCGCGCCAGCCCGGCCAGGCCGGCCAGCTCCATACCGTCCGGCAGCTCGGCATTGGCGGCGCCCAGCGCCATCACGGCGCGCAGTGCCCACCGCTCGGCCTGACTGGCCGGCAGCTCGGTGAGCACAAAAACCTTGCCCTTGTCGCGCCCTTCGGCGTCGATGCGGATCGTCAGCTGACGGCGTGCCATGGTGTCCCGATCACTGTGAGCACGCCACGGCGCAGCTTGCGCCCGTGGTCGTGAGTTTGTAGGTGTCGCCAGCGATGGCAATCACCATGTAGCTAGCCGGGCCAGTCATCAGCTGCGGTACGGTGCCTTCGCCGACGCACGGGACTTCCGTGGTGGCGTCGGCGCCGACCATCTTGGTCAGCCGGACCTGCGCGCCGGGCGTGATGACGTTCACGGCAAAAGCGGTACCGGTCGGCGCAAATGACACGCTCGGCGATCCGCTCGTGAGCGTAACTTGGGTGCCTGCAATGAGTGCCATGAGTTACCCTCAAATCGGCTCGGAGATAATCGATTGCCAGACGATTTGAAACGTCATCGGCTGCAGAGTCTTTTTCACGGCGGGGAATTGGCTTGCTTGTTTCAGAACGCCATTCTTCAGAATGTAGCTCCGGCCAATACTCGGCAAACGAATAACTCCATCGCAGCGGTAAACCTCCTGCTGCGCTTTCTGGATATTCGTCCACGCCTCGAACAAAATTAGGCTCGGGCTGGTCGGCATCAGCGTGATCGTCATCGGAGTGACGTTGAACACGAAGCCGGCCGACATCTGGCCGTCCACGCCGATCACGGTTTCCGCCATGTCGATGGCGTCGGCCGTGAATGCGTCGTCAGCCGCGTAGCCTTGCAGAAACTGCGGGGCCGGGAAAACGCCCGTCACCGCAAGGGCAAACGTGCTGTTGGCGCTGGTAATGGTTGCCATGGCGGCTCCTTACTGGATTTCGATCGATGCCAGTGACAGCGCGTGCACGCTGCCGCCGTCGGCGTAGTACAGGGTCATACTCGGGCTGGTGCGCGCCGCGCGAATCTGTGCGGTTGCTGGCACGATCTGCAGGTAATAACCCTTGGCGCTGATTGTGCTGCTCACGTCCTGGCCGACCGCATACTGGATCTGAGCCTTCTGCGAATCGCTCAGCGTGGTGCCGACGCGGATCGCGCCGAAATTGATTGCGGCGTTGATCGGATCAAGCAGGGCAGCCTGAATCAACCCGTAACCCTGGGAGTTGTACGGGATCGATCCGACCGAGGTAAGCAGGTTGATCATTGCTCCCTGCAGATTGGCGTTCAGCCAAATCTGATTCAGGAAACTGTCAAGCCATTTCCAGATGCCTGACACGCTGCCAGGGTACAGAAAATTGAAGCCCTGCTTTGCGTTGGCATAGGCTCCGAAATAATTGTAACCATTGACCTGCAGTGCGCTGGCGTTGCTGGCGCTGGTCACGCTGGCGACCAGGCCCGACTGCGCCTTGAATGCCATGGTTGCCCGGCTGTTGAGGCGCGCGAAATCGAGCGACGCGGCATAGCCCAACACCAACGCCGCGTGGGAACTGGTGCCCCACGCCGGCACCGTGCCTGTGAGGTTGCCGGCTTGCAGGTAGTAGCCCCAGGTGGTGGCATTGCCTGCGGTCAGCGCGTTGATGTCCGAATCGTGGCACGCGAAACCGAACCGGCCGTTCTGCGTGTTTGCCCAGTCGCTGAACACCTTCTTGTCGGCAAGGCTGGGTTCCCACAGCGGCGCGAACAGCGCCCAATTCTGCGTGATGGCCGTGACGCCAGCCATGAACGTGCCAGGCGCCGCCGCAGCAGCGCCGGCCGACGTAACTGCGCCAGTGGCGGCCGTCAGCAGCAGGCCGGCCGACAGCGTGCCGGTAGCGAACGTGACCGAACTGGTGGTGCCCGTGGTCGAGCTGGTGAAGATGAAGGCCGACTTGGTGGCATCGAACGTGACCGTAGCGCCCAGGCCCGTGAAGCCGGCCGCGATCAGCGTTGCGGCATTGGCAAAGCTGGTGGCGCCTGACAGGGTGATCGCGGCCGAGGTCTTCGGCGCCCCGCCATCGATGGTGACCGTCAACACGCCGGACAGCGCCTGCAGCTGCGTCAGCGTCATGGCCGACAGCGAGCCGCCGCGCATGTAGCCCGCCACGGCGGCCGTGTTGTACTGCGCGACGTTGAGCAGGCCCGGCGTTTTTGTGCACCCGGTGTAGCCGTTGAAATACACCTGTGCCCAGGCGTATTCAGCCGACGCGAGCCCGAAATAGGTGCCGACGTCAGCCGCTGATGCGAACGGAAGCACCGAGCCGATGGGCGGATAGGTGCTGTTCGTCAGCAGCAGGCCATTGAGGTCAACTGCTGACCCCGCCGCAGTCAAAACTGACGGCGTGACCGAAACGATTTGTGAAATTGGGATTGCTGCGGCCATGGGTCACCTATCAGGGATGGAATCGTTTGTCGATCTCGGCCAGGCCGACGCCCAGTGCAGTTGCGCTCTGGTACGGCTGCGAGATCGTCGGGTTGTACTGGATGTGCGCTTGGAGTTTCCAGCGTGCTTCAAACTGATGCTCGCCCGCGATCATGGGCAGCTGCACCGGGTCGTCGGCGTAGAGCATCTGGATGCCTGCCGGCCATGCATCGTTGGTGTCCACGGCCCGCGCCAGGGTCTGGACGATCTGCGCCCACTCGCCGGCGGCCGGGCCGTAGATGTCGATCTGGATTTGGTACTCGGTCGCCATGACATCGGAGGCTACCTGCGTCGAGCTGGTGTAGCTGCGCGCGTTGGCGGACAAGCGCGTCTTGCCGACGTTGTTCATCGTCGCAAACGTCGTGCCGCGCGCCGGCATCGGGACGCGGTTGTCCTGCGTCATGATCACCTCAGCCCCAGTCGGCAGGATGGCAAGCATCCACGCGCGCAGGGCCGCGAACACGGCGCTGTCAGGGGTGTCAATGGTTGCGCTCATTGCTGCACCACGATCACCCGGCACCACGTCGGCCAGGTCTCCTGCACCAGCACAACGAGCCAGTCGCGCACCGTGCCGGCCGAGTCCCTGAACTGCAGCACGTCACCGCCCTTGCCGTCGGCGCGCACCAGAGCTTCGACATCGCCGCGCAGGATCACCGAGCGCTTGACGCCGGAGATGTTGAGCCCGTCCGTCTGGCGTAGATCCTCAGACGTAAGCCCCTGCACTTGGCCGGCCAGTGTGGCGCTGTTCGTGGTCGGCGTGCGCGATCCATCGCCGGCCGTGGTGTAGCCGGTCGAGCGCACCCAGGTGATGGGAACGTTCGGATTCACGAGCGAGGTGGCGCGGTTCGCCAGGGCGTGCACGTCAATCATCATGCACCTCGACAGCGACTGAGTTCAGCATGTGGCTGGTTTCGATCAGCGGCTTTTCAAAGCCCTTCAGCTCAATCGTCTTTGCCGCCAGCGGTGGGTCGGTCAGATCGTTGATACTCTGTTGCAGGGCGCCTTTGATGTCTTCGCCCATCAAGCCCAAGATGCGCGGGCCGTCGTAGTCGGTGGCCTTGGCGAGCTTCGCCACCTTGTCCGGCCAGCCCGTTTTTTCCTTGGCGATCATCTGCCGGAAAAACGGGCGCGGCGGCTGGTGATTCGCGGGGTCGCCGTACTCATTTTTGGCGGCCACCCCGGCGACAAGCTCGCCGTCTGGGTAGGTCGCGTTTTCCATGAAGCCAACCGCGACATGCCCATGCCCGAGCCGGTCCGCGATCCGGTCGAGTGCCGCCTTGATCTTGCTGGTGTCAAGCTGGCCGGCCATGTCAATACCTCGTCGGCTGCGGGATGTACACGAAGCTGCGCAGCGCCGTCGTGGCCTGCCAGAACGAGGCGCCATATTGCGTCTGCGCAAACCACGCCGCAGAGCCGGCCGGCGCGAAGTCGGTCGAGACGGACACGGCGCCTTCCGACGCTGACGACACACGCCCCACCGGCAACGGCTGCCCATCTGCCGACAGCGCGCCGCCGAGGGTAGCGATGTGCGCCGTCAGCATGTTGAGCAGCATCGCGCGCCGCGCCAGATCCTGCACCGGGCTCGCGTCGCTGTTCGACAGGTAGAGCCCTGCCTCAGCGAAGCACGCCGACAGCACCGCATCGGCCGCGCCGGCAAAAACCGGGTAGCGCGTCCGAAACGCGGCGGGGTCGAACGTGACGGCGGTCATGCGTTACGCCTGGCTGGGCTTGACGCCGGGCGCGCGGATGTCGGTGCCGTCCTGCGCCATCGGCTCGAAGCCGGTCGGCTGCTTGGCGGTCTCGCGGGCGACAGCAGCCAGATCGGCGGCCGTCTTGCCCTCGAAGACGGCGCCGCTTTCAAGGAACGGCGACCCCTTGTTGGCGTTCTTCCAGGCATCCCAGAAATCGCCGTCCACCTCGGTGGTGGCGTAGGTCGCGCCGATGATGACGGTCTTGTTCAGGCCGTTCAGCGTGACGGCCTTAGCCGGGTCGGCCGGGTGCTCGATGACGATGCCGTGAGGCAGCTTGCAGCCGATGGTGACAGTTCGTGCCATGTGTTTTTCTCGGTTCGCCAGGGCCGCAGCCCCAGCAGGTAATCAGACGCCCAGCATCTGAGCAATGAGGAACGGGCGGAACACGACCGTTCCCCAGGTGCCCTGGCTCTTCTTCTGCTTGAAGCTCGACGCGCCGACCACGATCGGGTGCGCGCGCATCTTTTCGGTGAAGGCGCACGACGCGGTGCGCTGGCCTTCCAGCTCTTCGGCGATCAGCTGCAGCAGCTCGCCCGAGCCGGTGGTGTACTCGGGGGCCGTCTTGACGGTCAAGTTCGGGTACAGCTTCTTGAGCCGGTCCGCCACGCTGACATTGAAATCAGAAACCTTGGTCAGGCCGTTGGCATCCGACAGCGGCGACATCGCCAGCGTCATCGGCGTGTTGCGGTCGATTTGGCCGTTGGCCTGGGTCTGCAACTGCTTGAACAGCTTGGCGATGTCGGTCAGCACCTCGGCAGCCGTCGCCAGGGTCCAGCCGGTGCCGGTGGCGGCCTTGGTGATCGGGGTGATGGCGGCCGACAGCAGCGGATCATTCAGCAGACCGTAATTCTGCAGGCCCGAGACGCCGAAAAAGTAGGTTTTATTCTGGTACTTGTTCAGCGTCAGCGCGCAAGCGATGTGCAGGCGGTTGGCCCAGTCGATCCGGGCCAGGCCGGCGCGCTCAAGCTCGCGCTCACCCCATTCGGTCATCACCTGGTAGTGAAACGACTGGCGCTGCGGGAAATTGGTGTTCGCGCCGGCTCGGCCGCTTTCGCTGTAGTCGCCGTAAGCCGAGGTCACGCCTGTCGATTCAACCACCGGGAACATCACGGTTTCGGTCGTCCAATCGCCTTTCTTGACCTCGTCGCCGACGATCTCGGCCGCCTTCATCGGCGACACCAGCACCTCGATCAGCTTCGGATCGACGAACGTACTCAGGAATGCCGGGATGCCGCTGTTGCTGGTGGTGATCAGCGTCGGCTGCGCATCGCACGCAAAGCCGTCGTTCGCGTAGCGCAGCGAGAACGCAGCGTTCTCGACCTGAAAATCGGGCTGCACGCCCATGAAATGGATGCCGGCGCGGCCGGCCAGGGACTGAAGAATCGGATTCATGTGATTGCTCCTTACAGCGTCATGACGGCCAGCTCGCCGACGGCGCATGCTTGGCTGCAAACAAAAGCGGTTTCGACGAAGCCGGGCACCGTGGCGCCAGCGTTGGCAAACTGAATGGTGCCGTCTGCCAGCTTGGCAAATGCCTTTTGTCCGACAGCTGCGGCGCCGACCGTGGCGGTCACGAAGTAGTCGCCAGTCCGCTGCAGCGTGACCGGGCGGCCCACCGGGATGACGTTGCCCGACTCGGCGAGATACGTCGTAATCAGCGCTTGCTGCTCGCGGTGCACGAAGCCGTTCGGCACGCCGGATGCGGCGGTGTTGAGCACGGTCAGGCCATCGGCGCCAACCCAGGCGAAGCGGCCGACCGTCACGCCGGCAGCGCCAGCAACGAAGCCGCCCTCGGGCGCAACGACGGACGCGCGCGGGTTGGTGGATGCGAAATCGCCCGCAATGGCCGGAGCCTGCTGGGCATTGACTTGGGTCTGGAAGGTCATGTTGATCCCCGATCAGGCTTGACGGATGCGGGCGAGGCCCGGGAACTTGGTGGCGGCGCCGGCAGAATCCTGCGCCACGATCGGCGCCGGGGTGGTGGCCTGCTTGCTGGCGGCGACGCGGAACAGGGCGCGCAGCGCCGGGGCGCCGGTCACGTCCTTGCGGTCGATCTTGAGGTGGTCCAGCGCGAAGGTGTAGACGTCGGCGGCCGAGTCCATGCCCAGCACATCACCGACCACCGGGCGCACATCAACGCGCGCTTCGTTGGCTTCGCGGAACTCCTTGCGCATCGCATCCATCGCGGCGCCGACTTCTTCCTTCTTCATGCCTTCTTCCTTTTTCGGGTCCGGGGCGGCGTCGCCAGTGGGCGGCGCGATCATGGCAACGATGTCACTGATCACCGAGTCATCCACCTTGCCGGCCAGCAGGGCGCGAACCTTGTCAGCGGGCGTTTCGTCCTTTGCGATCGGCGGCACATCGGTCGGCGGCGTGGGGGCCGTCGGGTCTTGCTCGACGTCCAGGATAGCGTCCAGGATGGCGTCCAGCTTCTGCGAATCGATCGCAGCATCCAGCGCCAGCAGCTTGGCTCTCGCGGCAGGCTTGTCGAACGTCTTGCGGCTGGCGTTCCCCACCAGCGCGGCGACAGCGGAATCCGCTGCGAGCACGGGTGAGGCTGCGCACAGTGCGACAAACAGGGCCCTGCCCGTCTTGCTCATTTTCACAGCGGTTTTCCTTGCAAAAGGGTCATGATCGGCAACGATAACATCAGATCCCGCGCGGCCGACCTCCACAAGCGCGAGATGATTCCCCCGGATCTCGGTCATTCGGCCGTCGTAGGGCTGGCCCTCGTACTGGCCGGGCTCCATGACCGGGGCATAGCGATATGAGCACGATAGCTCACGCACCGTGTCGCTCTCAATGCCGGCGATTGATTTGGCGTCCCAGATGCACAGATCGGCGTCGAGATAGGGCGCCGAGAACTCGACGTCAGAGCCGATGGCGCCAACAACTAGGTCGGATCGCGGCGAGTCAACGGTCACCGGGACGTGCTCCGACAGCACCGGCAACCGGGCAAACGTCGGCGCGGCACGCTCCAGCTCCACGGGGTCGCGGAGCAGTCGGTACACGCGATCAGGATCAAGCCCCAGCTCGGCGGCGCCCGGGATCTCGTGGCCATAGTACGGGTTCACGGCCGCCTTCGATATGTGCGAGCGCATGACGTGCAGGCGCCCGTCGGCGTCTATATGACGAGACGATCTATCGAAGGCGATCTTCATGGTTGTCATGTTGGGCGGATTATGCTACATGCGGCGGGGCTGTGGCAACTGATCGCGTTGACCGCGCCGACCGCCTTGCGCCTCAAGCGCGCCGCGCGCGTGGATGCGGCCGAATGCGCGGGCGGCCTTCGGTGGCCGCATCAGCCATGCTTTTCAATACCCACCGGCATAGGCTTGAAATCAGCCAATCTTTTCTAGTACGATGTGCGAGAACACCGGCGCCGATGCGAACGTATTCCCGGCGTCCGTGCCAGCATGTTTTACCCGCAGGTACACTGATTTACCCGCAAAGCTCGAAAAATCCAACGTACTGCTCAGCACAGCAGACGCCAGTATGTCCTGCCCACCAGCTGCAGAGGCTACTGCCGCAGTTGTCACGGGGTCAGCCGCATTAGTATTTTCGCCAACTGCGAACCCAGCAAGGGATGACGCCCACATCACATTACCAGCACCAGCTGCGGATGGCACCCAGTAAAGCGTAACGCGAACAGTTGACCATCCGGCAGGCACTTGGACCTCAGTACCGACAAAACAGTCAGTTGTCGTCCCCATTGACCAGCCAGACCTACGAGCCCCGCCGAACGTAGCCACCGTAGACCCTGTGATATTCGCAAACTGCGCAGCCGGGAAAGCTATTCTATTTGGGTTTACGTCTGTTGGTGTGTAGTTTTCGGCCCCAGTATCGCTGTTTGCTGTCGTGTGATTCAACGCATTCGCCGTAGTCGCAAATACAGTTCCTGGGCGACTGGAGGAATCAACACTAAAGCCATTCAACTGCCGCGACTCAAACCCTGTCGCCTGCCCAAACGTACCGGTCTTCGTGCCATCTACAGACCAAGTGCCGCCTAGTGAGGTTCCGGTAGCGCCGTTGCGCAGAACTACCGCTGGGCCGGCCACGGGGGGAATACTCGGCGCTGGTTGCCCCGCAGGTTGCCAGCCGACATAGTTTCCGAAAGAATTTTCTTGTGCGATGACATCACTGATGGCATTTGCAGGAGCCTTGCCCACAAGTATTGCCGCCCCAAAAGCTTGGTCGGAACGAATGCCAGAAATTCGGTTTTTAGTGCTGCCATTATTCACATATAGGTTTGCATTTTCACCGACTTGTACGGTAATTGTCCCGCTGCCAGCCGTGGTGAGCACGACCACAGCCCCGGAATTGGCGCGCTCACGCGAGGTGGCTACGGCTATCCGGCCGCTGTTGATTGGGCTGACAAAGTATGTCTGGTCAGCTACCAGCGGCGCAGGCAGTGCACCTGTTGAGCTGACAGTCACTGGCGTGCCCAGTGTCCACCGGTGCGCATTATCACCAGTGACTGCGTTAGTGGCAAACAGTATAGTATTTGGATTTGAGTCCGTGCTGATGTTTACTGTTGCGGCGACCATCGGGAATGCATAAAACCGCGTAGTAATACCAAGCGCGCCGTTCGCTTGGTTGTTGTAGATAAACGTACCTTGGATTTGATTCTTCTGCGAATCAGAAACCCAAAATGGAGTTGATGAAAACCCATTCCCAAGGCCAAACTGTCCGCCGCGAATAAGCGAGTCGGCCACCGAGTCCATGAAAACCGGAGCAGCGAGCGAATTACTATCTAAAATATTAAGCACGTTGCAGTCAAGCAACCGCATGCCAAAGCCGCGCGAAGAAATAAGTGAGCACCCGATAACCGAGAAACACCAGCACCTCGTTAGGCGCAGCAGGTCGCAGTCGGTGGTGTGGTTTGTGACGTGCTGACTGCCGGCCAGAGTCAGCCCCATCAACCCACCGCCGCTGTAGCGTTGGTTTAACTGCGGGCTATCATTTGATAGTTGGCGGATATACCCATTTGCCGTATCGTTTTGGAACAGTGGCATGGTTGCCACGGTGGGTAGCTCGAAACGATGCCCCCACCACTGCGCTGCCGTTTCAGTCAGGTTTGTAAATGCCGACTCAGATACAAGCCAAACTCCTGGGCGTAGGATAATACCTTCCGCAATGGTTTTTTTGCCGTTCGGGAATACTATGCACGCCCCGTGGTCACCGTTGACAGCCCACACAAAATCAATTGCGTTCTGCAGGGCCGTTGACTCAACAGTCCCGTCATGCCTCAGGCCCAAGCCTTGCGATGTGTAGCCACCCCCTAACACCGAGGATTGATTCCCATCCCCGTCGATCATTTTCTTCGTCACGGTGTCCTGCACCATAGGCACAAGCTGATGCCCTTGACCTGCAGTGATCTGCGCCGCTGTAAGAAATTCAGCCATATCAAACTCCGTTCCACGTCCACCCGGTTGTCGGGAGACCGTTCCAGGTCCACCCAGTAGTGCTCACGCCAGCCCATGTGCGAGCAGGAGTGGCCGGGGCACGGTTGATGGTTATCGCTGAAATAGGCCTTGCAATCGGCGGCCGAGTCGGTGAATTGATTGGCCCCAGTATTTGAGACATGTCACGCCCTTAATTAGATTGGCAATACCGCCCGGCTTGTGCACCGGCAGTTAATTTCTGTCCCGGGGAGTATGTATTCCCCCGAAATCAAGCACCCTTCGGCAATCTTGTACCGCTTGCCATTCGCCGCCACATGATCGGGGCGCGGCGTCTTGCCGGCGTGGCTGTGCATCCACACGGCTTCCTCGATCCCGAGTTCCATCTGTCTGGCCCGGCTGACGACGGCATTCGCCTTGTTCGACTGGTCTCGGGCGATCAGCTCGGCCCGGTGGCTCGCGGCAGGGTAGATCGCCTTCAGATCCTTGACCATCGTCTCAAGGTCGCGGCCGGCGCTGTAAGCGCGCATCACGACGCCTTCGACCTGCTGCAGATACTGCGCGGGAATCGACTTGATCAGGCCGACGTTTTCAAACAGCGCAGCGTCGAAGGCGTCCAACATCTCGGGCGTCATGGTGAATTTCACCGACCACCCAGCATCCTTGAGTGCCTGGCGGAATGCCGCGTCGGTGGACTGGGTGGCGCGGCTGACGAAGTGGCGGGCCAGCTTTGGGGCGGCCTCATCGAAGCGCTGCGTCCACTGGTCGGCCAGCGCGGCCAGCACGCGGCGCAGCTTGCTTGCCGGTGTGGCGTCCTGGGCCAGCTCGGCGATGCGCGGCGGGTCTTTGCGGTACGCGGCCGTCAGCCAATACTGCACGGAGCCATGCATTTCGGCGATCAGCGACTGCAGCGCCTTGCGGTACGCAGCTTCAACGCCGCGATTCGCGTGCACGGCGCGGGCGAGTTTAGGCTTCGTCGGCACGCGCGAATTCCTTGCCAACTGATTTCGGAATGCCGATTGTGCTGCGGCCATGTGCTGCGGCCTCCATTGCTCGGCGCTGCGCTTCACTGACGCTCTCGTCGTCAGCTTGCGCTGGGTCCATCCCATTTGCAGGGTCAACGGGCGGCACGATCTCCGCATCCGCATCAATCCCGTGGAACCCGCTGGCCGGATCGCGCGCCAGCTTCTGCCGGACCTCGGACGGGTCGAGAATACTGTGGTCAACGTAGGCGCACGCGGTGGTGCAATCCTTTGCGCGGATGTCCGCTTCTTCGGCCGGCGTCATCTGGTACAGCGGCACGAACTCGAACCCGATGTCCGGATCGGTCTCACCAAATAGCGAGAGCTGCACGGCCTTCAAAATCACCTCGATCGGCGCGCGCCAGTGCGCCTCCTGCTGCGCTGCAATCCAGTCGTAGAAGATGCGGATTTCGCCATCGCTGGATGCATTGAGCCCACTCGGCGAAATGCCGGTCAAGATGACCGACGGCAGCCGGCTGACGCTGCAATTATGGACAAGGATTCCATTTGCAAAGAACTCGGGTAAAAATCCGTCTTTAACCTTTATGTTGTAAACAGGCTCATCTTGAAACAAGCGAAGTTCACGGATTTGCTTGATTCCGCTTTCTAATTTTGAATGCTTTTTGTTTGCATTTGTCTGAGCAAAATTTGCCTCTGTTGGGCCATGCGGTTTGAAAATTAGCCCCACATTGTTCACAAACTTTTTCATACAAAGTGCCATCAAGTTGGATGTACCAACCTTTTGGGTCATGCTCTGCTGTGTGCTCTGCTCTTGTGAGCAAAACCAAGTTTTCAATTGTGTTGTTGCGCGGGTTTTCGTCTTTGTGATGAACATCAAGCCCCGCAGGAATGGGGCCGATATGGGTTTCATAAATAACCCTGTGCAACAGCCCTCCTGCTTTTGTATTTCGGTAATATCCTTGTTTTGTGTAGCACCATAAGCGCCCTCGCCATGCAATGGATTGCCCATAGATTCCCATGCGGGGCTTTTTCTGAGGAAGCTTGAATGATGAACATTCTTCGCAGGTACAAATTCTTGAGTCGTTTCCAGCCATATTGGATGCTCCTTTGTTGCTCGCAAGATTGACCCACCTGAATCAATCTCGACAAAGCTAGACGTTGTGCCGGTGACACCCGCCCATTCTACAGGAGCATAACCGTCTCTGGTCATGACTTCATCATTTTCTTTAACGAATTCGATTGGTATTTGACCTCTCCGCGTCTCAATCAGCGTCCCCTTTGAAAGGCACATGTGCTCCTGACTCTGCGCCTGCAGCTCGTGCAGCCCTGACAACGGCGTGTTGATCTGAACGATCTCTTCGCGCTCCTTGTCGAGCAGCATCAGCCCCTTGTTGCTGCGCGTCGCCGTGAACAGCTTGGCGCGCGCAAACAGCGATGCGCCGTCGTCATCGCCCTGCAGCACCTGGTCCATGCTCGTTGCGAGTGCCGTGATGCTGAAATTGTTGAGCAGGTCCGACACGCTCTGGCGCGTGCGCAGCCAGTTATCAACATATGGCTCGGCCAGCTGTGACAGCGACATGCCAGCGAAGTTGAACGCGGGCTTGAGGATGTCTGGCAGTGGCCGGGTGACCACCGTCATCAGGCGGCTGGCGTGGACTTCCTGGCCCAGCATGAACCACTTCGGCGGCCGGTAGAAATCAGGCGCCACCGGGTCGAGTGCGTTGTACGTGGCCGGCGTGGTCCACACCGCTTCCACGGTCGCCACGCCCTGCAGGCTGCCAGGCTGGATCGTGCGCGGGTCGAGAATCAGCGGGGTTGCTCGGTCGGCGCCACGGATGTCAAGGAACACCTGAGCGCGGCCGAAAAAGGCGTCGTGCTCGGCCGCGCGCTGGATCACGCCGCGCACGTTCAGGCGTTTGAACTCGGCCTCGATCGCCGTGATGCGGTCAGCGCTGCCGGCGCCGTCGTCCTGCGAAGACGTGAACTCGATCCATTCTCGTGTCAGCTCGGTACTCAGCGCGGCGGCCATCTGCCGGAACTCGGGCCGGGTGGCGAGCTGAGAGAGATAGGCGAAGCCCGGGAAGCCGCCGCCCGGGAATGCGTGGGCGGCCATCGTGTAGGCGGGCGAGTCTTGTGCCATCACTGGCGCGGTCACGCCGGCAGGCACAACACCCTTCAGCAGCTGCGGCGGCTGAACCGGCCATTCGTAGGATTTCTCGGGCCGATCGGACTCGGCCGCGCGGGCGGCAGCGCGGCGCAGGCCCATTCCCGCCAGCTTCGGCGCTTCGATCTGCTGTGGCGCTGGTCGCCGTGTTTTCCGTCGCACTGGTTGCGCTCCTGGTTGCGCGTGAGTATATCGCGCCTATCTGCCGCTCATAGCCTTGTCGATGGCGGCTTGGTTGATCTGCAGTCGCACCGGCTGCATGACCTCGGCGAAGGCGCGGCCGCACGCATCCACCTGGTCATCGTGCGTCCCGTTCGGGAACACGCGCATCTCGTCCATCAAGCGCTGGCTGTAGTCGCCGCGCACCATCAGCACGTTGCCGACGTTGACCTGAGCCGCGAAGGGTTCAGCCCGAGTCACCTTGTCGCCCGTCTCCGGCGTGCACGTCACCCGGTATCCGGCCAGCTGGCGGGTGAGGTAGATGCCTTGAGTCTTGCCGGCCTGGCCCGGATCTTGAGGGATGCTGATGCGCACGCTGCGCCCGTCGCGCTTGGCGGTGTTGATCAGGCAGGCGTCGCGCTCATCCGGCCCCCACCGGCCCCACTCCATGCCGCCGATCACGAACCGGCCGTCAGGCGCCCGACCGATCAGCGCGCCCGCAGTCGGGTCGCCATCCGTCGTTGCGCCGAAGTCCCACCCTCGGCACCAATGCACGCCGGCCGGCGCGGCGTCGATGATCTGGATCATGTGTGGCTTGAACAGGCCGCCATCGAGCGGTGCGGGGATCTGCTGGTACAGGCTGGCCCAGGTGCGCGCAGCCGGCCTGAACTGGTCCCAGTGCCGCGCATCGAACCATTCCGACCACAACATCTCGCCACGAGCGCGCCCCATCGGGTCGGTGTCGGTCTGGCACTCGGCTTGCAAGCACAGCACGCGCCAGACCTGCCCATCCTTGCACATGATGTCGCCGCTCTCACCCTTCCAGTTGGTCGGCAGGATGCGGCCCGCCAGGTCATCCTCGTGCCAGCGCGTGAGGATGATGACTATCGAGCCACCAGGAACTAATCGGGTTTTGAGGTCGTCTTGATATGCGGACCATACCGCCTCGCGCGTCGCTGGCGAGTCAGCCTGTTGGCGTCCCTTTACTGGGTCGTCAATTATTATGCAGTTGTGGACAAGGACTCCATTTGCAAAAAAGCACTCGGTTTCATCCACTTGGATGTCATACACCGTGGTTGGCCTGCATAGGCGCTCAACCAAGGCCACAGAAACACGCGCGGTTTCTGCCTCTCTGCCCCATGAAGCTCCATGTGACACTTCGAGCAAAGTGTCACCAAATTCACCCATCGATTGTTCGATGCATTCATGTCGATGTGGTGCACATGTAGCTGCGATTTTGCAGCGCACACCACACATTCTCCGCCATCCCTCTGAATAATCATTGGCTTCGCGGCGCGGAAGCTCTTCGCCGAATGCTCGTCCAGTCTTGCCTTGTTTGCGCCATCCCTCCAGCCCGGGTTCTTCTCCGCAAGCATCTGCATTGCATGACCATGATCCTTGCATGCACGAGAGCAGAACCTCCCCGGTTGCCTCGTTGATTTCGGCCGGAACACCATATTGCAGACTTCGCACGGCCTTTCTTTTGTCACATATTCCCGGGATTGCTTCGTCTTTTCTGCGCCAGCCGCTTTGCAAATGTCCGTACAGAATATCTTTCCGCTCCGGCTCCCCGCAAAATATCTTGGAAGATGCGCCCCGCACTCCTTGCACGATTTCCCGAGTTTCCCGAGTTTCCTGTTCACATCCATTTGCTGGCACGAATGCCCGCAATAGATTCCCGTCGAACCCTTTTTGTCCGCCTTCTTCATTTCGAATGCATTCCGCTTCACCACCGCCCCGCACCAATCGCAAGAGCCGATCATCGGTGGAAAGAAAGCGCGCCTCGACAAATCCTCTTTCGGTGTAGAAGCGATGATCGCTCGTACACTCGACCACGCCACCATCGGAAGTGTGCACTCGATAGATATCGCTCGCTTCACTCCTTGCCACGGCTTTGATGCGTTTACGAACCAATCTTCCGGTATGCATGTCATACGACAGAACATAGCATAAATCACCTGATTCAACAATAGAATCTATGCGCCGTTCCCCGTCATCAGTCGCCACCATCGTTGACCCAAGAAGGCAATGCGCGCGGTTGCCAGTCACCCCCGCCAGGATGCCGCAGGCAAGGTATTCGCTGCCGTTCGTCAGCGCGAACGCCTCGGCTGCTCGCTGGTCGGCCTGCAGGCTGCACCGCATGATGCCGGCGTGCTCTCGGCTGCTGACAAGCTGGCGGGTTCGCCGCCCGTGCCTGCGCGCCAGCTCATCCCCGTAGCTGGCAAGGATTACGCGTCGGTCGGGCTGGCGGCCGAGATACCACGAGGGGGCGACCACCGTCGCATAAGTGCTTTTGGCTGACCCGGGCGGCGCAAAGATCATCAGGCGCCCGTGCGGCGTCGTCATGCATCGCTGCATCTCGCGCAGCATCAGCCGGTGATGGTCGGCCTGCTGGCTCTCAATCAGCGGGATCGGCGCCCGCTCGTCGGCGTCCTCGATCGGCGACCCAGGCACAGGCACGCGGCTGGCGTAGGTCACCAGATCGTCGCGCGCTCGGCGGCGCAGCATCACCACACTTGCCGCTTGCTGCGGGGTCACTGCTGGCCCATTGCGATCCGGATCAGCACTTCGTCGGGCACGTCGGCCGCATCCTCGATCGTGTCGCCATCCATCGGCGGCCGGGCTGCGCCCTTGGATGCAATGCTGATCACCTGCATCGGCAACACAGCTGCGTCGTTGCCCATCTTCGTGAGCGCCTGCACGCCCATCAACGCATCGCGGTTTGCCAGCGGGTCGGCATCGTCGATCTTCTGCGCCTCCTGGTTTGCGAGCGCGTGCATTCGGTGTGCAGTGGCCGCACTCAGTGACGCGGCGCTTGCCATGCTCCGGCCGATCCGGCGCATCTGCTCGGCGAGCGATAGCGCGGTGTACTGCTGTGCGACCGGCAGCGCGGCCAGCGCGGTCTGCGCCTCGGCAAGCTGTTTCGCAACAACCTGCACTTGTTTAGTTTGTTTCGAAACACCGCGTTTACTTACGGCAGCAGGGCTCACGCCGAACGCTCGCGCCAGGTCGCGCACGCCCTCGCCAGCGGCAAGCCGCCGCTCAACCTCCGCCCACTGCTCGGGGCTCAGCTTTGACGGCCTAGCCATTCACGCCCCCGTGCTGCCAAGTCCGCCAGCCCCGCGCACCGTCTCCGACAGCTCGGCCACCTCGATCAGATCGACCTCATGCACTGGCACCAGCAGCGCTTGCGCGATGCGGTCGCCCGGCCTGACGTCGAACCGGATCCAGGTGTCATTGCGCAGGCCGACGATGATCTCGCCGCGATAGTCGCTGTCGATCACGCCGACGCCGTTTGCGAGCCGAATGCCGTACTTGATGCCGTGCCCTGAGCGACTGAACAGCAGCATGCACCAGCCCGGCTCTATCTGCACACGCAGGCCAGTGCCTACCGGTGCGATCTCGCCTGCGTGCACAGTGGCCGGCGCGCTGGCGCAGATGTCCAGGCAGGCCGATCCATCGGTGGCGCGCGTCGGCATCTTCGCGCCCGGTCCGAGTTTGACGCGCAGCGCTGTCATGCCGCGATCCGCATCGCTTCGCGGTCAACCCATGCCGGCTGCATACCACGGCCAGTCCACGTCTTGCCAGTCGCCGGGTCGCGGTACTTCGGCGCCACCTTGACGCCAGTCAGTGCGCTCGGGCGCGGCTCGCCCTTGGCTGCGCGCGTCGCCGGCTTGCCGGTCAGCTCGTCCGCCGTGATGCCGTGCTGCTGCATCAGCTCGCCGATGCGCTTGATCACGCCAAACCGCGTGACCTCCTTCTCAGCCGCCAGCCGGGCATCAACCTCGGCCAGCTGCGCAGCCAGCGCGGCGCGGCGCTCCGCCAGCGCTTCGGGCGTGCTGTCGGCCGCCAGCGTTTCTGCGGCCAGTTCGTCTGCGATCGTCATGTCCATGTGTTGTCCTGTTGATGTGTTGATGGCGGCCCATGAAGCTGGGTTCCTTCTGCTCGTCCGCGCACTCTCTGCTGCCTCGGGGCTAAGCCGGCAGCGCCATCATCACAGCTGGCATGTGGTAGAGCACACAGGAAACAAGGCCGTGCGGATGCATGTTCTTGTAACGAGGATGTGAAGCCCCGCCGCACACGAATTGACCGCTGCTGCCAGCTGTGATGATGGCACACTTAGTCCGCCATCAGATCAGCCGGCGTCCAAGGTATAGCCGTCCCGCACTCGCTTGGTTCTTGGCGGGCGAAGCTTGCCTGCTGATCTGATAGCCCCCGCTGCTTTCCCGGGGTGGTCATGCGATTAACTGCCTCATGAGCTTACAACAGCCCGCAATTACTCGTGCAGCTTGAGTTCCACCATACCGCACCTCGGTGGACATTGGATCATTTCTGATGTGCGCCAACAATGGGTATACTCTAACACATAACGCGCAACATACTCAACTTATTTTGCGCGACTCGCAAACGCCGTGCGCTGGTTGCGATAGCGCCACGCCAGCACCCCAGCGTCGCGCGAGTGCTCGTTCGATGCGCTGGTCCAGCCAGTCAGCGCCTCGAACTGCGCCGCGCTCAGCTTGGCGCCCTTGTCGCGTGGGCTGACGCTGATGTACGGCACACCCAGGCGCCCGAGCAGCTCGGCCCAGATCGCACAGTCGCGCTTGACGCTGCCGGCGCCCTGTAGCCGCGCACGGTCGGCTTTGCTGCCACGCTGCGCACCATTGATGCCACCGATCAGCCGCGCGTCTTCGAACACCACCAGCACGCGGCCAGGCTCTGAGTGCGCCAACTTAGTCACGATCTCCATCGCTTCGATGATGCCGGGCGCCGGGCTGGCGCAGCGGATCAGCTCGCCGTCGCGGCAGATTGCCAGGCCGGTGTGCACACCTGGATCGATTCCGATCACGATCATTCCATCCCCCGGCCAATCTCAGCGGCGGCGCGGACGATTGCGCGGCGGGTGGCAGCGTAGGGGTCTGCTGTGTGTTCCTGCAAGCTGTCGTATTTACCGCCTCGGTCCGTGTGTCTCACGCCGGTTCGTTGGATGTCACTGTCGATGACGACTTGAAAACACCGTCCAGGGCTGATGCCAATCCGCACCGCCAGCCGCAACGCGTCGCCGTCATCCGCAAGCGGATCCCATGACTCCTGAATGCCTTCGATCAGCAGTGCGGCCCCGTCGTCCGCCACCCGTGCAACATGGTAGCCGGCGGCCTGCGCCGCTAGCTTCAGCGTCTCAATTTCCGATTTGCTCATTTCCGCCCCTTGTGCTGCTCAACCAGCTCAGCCACCGCCTTGCGCGCCAGCTCGACCAGCTCGACGGGCGCCCAGAGGCCGCGCAGCTCGACGAACCCCGCATCACGGCGGCGTTGCCGGTGCGCCGCCTGAGCGCGGGCGTTTGAGTTGCCCGGCGCGATCATGCCGGCACCCCAATCCCTGGGAGGTCTGGGAAGCGCCCGGCGACCCCAGCGGCATGACCGTCGAGCCACGCCATCCTTGCCAAGTCCGGCGTCTCTACCCACCCCCGGTGCTCGAACGCCGAGATCTTGCGGACGCTTCCGTCAGGCTGGGCCTCGTCCCGGCTGACGCGGGCCGAAAAAGCGTGCAGCGGCCTGATGCCGCGCTGCCGCAATGCAGCTTCCAGGGCAGGCATCAGGTAGCCAGCCCCACCGATCATGGCGGCCTCTGCGCCGCTTTCTGCTGCCAGCATTGCCAGCTCAGCAGCGCGCCGCCGGATGTCATCTACCGTCGGCCCGCCGACGAACGTCAGCAGTGCGCTGACGGACTTGCGGCTTACCGGATCGATAACGCCGGCCGCCAGTTGTTCGGCGGTGGCCGCGTGTTGGGTCAGGTTGATGATGTTCATGGGCTTCTTCCTTCCGTGAGTTCGCGGATCACCGCGTGACCCGCCCCAATGCGCGCGACGAGGATCGCCACGCGCGCTTTTTCGATCGCGCTGTGCGAGTCAGTCGCCAGCGCGTTTTGGTAATCAGCCGCGAGCTGCAGCCATTCGGCGAGCCTTCCGGCCCGTTCAGCGGCCAGGCGCATGCGATACAGCGTCTGGCCGGCAGTGCATCCAGTACTCATTGCTCCCACCCCTCGCCCAGCACTGCATCCCCATACTCGGCCAGCAGCTGGGCATCCGCTCGGCTCGCGCATCCGTCCATGTACCTGCCAGCAGCCGATACAACTCGGCGGCGCAAATCGCCCGCCGGCTCGGCTTCCGCTGCTGCCGCAGACTTGGCGGCAGCGCGGCTGATCGCGACCTGGCTCACTTCGACAGCAGGCAGCGTGGCGCGCTTCGCGGCGGCAACCGCCGTGCACGCTGCTGACAAGGCCGCCGCCAGCTCAGCCTTGCGGGCCTTCTCGGCCCGGGAGCGCTCAGGTGCCGCAGACCATGCGGCATGCGCCTGGCGCTGCGCTTGTTGAAGTGTTGTGATGTCCATGGGCTCTATTATGCATGCATTACACGTAAGTGCAAGCGCTTTTTTATAGTACAAACTCTAAAATTCCTGTTGACTCATTACGCGTAATGTCTTACATTAACTCATCGGCTCAGCAAACAGAGCCAGCAACCAAGGAAACGATCATGAGCGCCATCAAGACCACGATCCGCATTACTGAAGCCAACGCTGCCGCCATTGAAATGGCACTGAAGGCGGTCAATGGCCGAGCCACCACACACGCATACACCCATTACAGCGAAATCGAGGCCCTGGCCGCCGCAGCAGAAGCCAAGCTCGAAGCGATCGGTTTGCCGAAGGCCCAACGCGCCAATGCGCAGTGGGAGGAAACCAGCGGATCAGCGGTGTCAAACAGCTACGCCAAAAAGGCATTCAGCCGCGCCGCCACCATAGTGCGGCTGCAGCGACGCCCAAGCGGCTGGCTCCTGTTGTCGGCCTCCGCCACCACGATCGGCGCCAGCGGCGGCGGCAAGGGCGTGCTGATCCTGAACGCCGAGCAGGATGCCGAGGCAGTGCGCCGCCTGCGCGCAGGCTACAGTGTGATGGCCGCATCATGAGCTATATCAATATCTCCGCAGCCGCGATCGCCTTTGCACTCGCCATGCCTGCCTGCGCCACCAGCATGACCGCATCTGACTCCTGGACCGGCCGAGACAAAACCAAGCACCTGATCGCAGGCGCATCGATCGGTCTGACAGCCGGCGCGCTGACTGGCTCCTGGGCCGCTGGCGCTGCTGCCGGCTGTGTTGTCGGCGCACTCAAGGAGGTCAACGACATGCGTAGCCCAGCACGCACGCCGAGCTACAAAGACGCAGCCGTGACGTGCATCGGCGCGGCGGCCGGTGCGAAGCTGGGCGTTATCCTAGCGCCCGTTCCTGGTGGCGTTTTTGTTGGAAAATCATGGAGCTTTTGACATGAGCACTACCGAAATCACCAAGTACCGCGCATTTGTGCGCTCACAGGTCCGCAAGCTGTGGCCCGCCCGGTCGAAGCCCGCCAAGCGCGAGCTGATCCGCGTTTGCATCCAGGCGCCACAAAGCCCGCCTAGAGCGGGCCTTTTCTTTTTTGGCTACCCCTGCTCCACCTCCGGCACGATCGTCGATCCTGCGCCGTCCTGGCGCCTGCCGTAGCTATCCACGCGCCACACGCCTGCCTCGTAGTGCCGGCAGCGCTTCGGCTGCTCCAGGTCGCACCACCAGATGCAGCCCAGCTCGGCCAGCGCAACCGCGCAGTTGCGGTTCGGCGTGCGGTAGCGGCAGGTGTCGCAGATCACTCGATATCCGCCACGAACGCGACCGCAACGGCCATGACAGCTGCTGCAGCCGCCATCCAATAGCAGCCCACCTGAGCGAGACACCCCGCGACCCAGACCAGCACGGCGAATTCGTAGCGTGCGCTCATTTCGCACACCTCCGCGCCAGCTCGACGAGCCAGATCGCAAAATTGGGCGGTGTGGCCTCGTACTCGTCGCGCTGGCCGGGCGCGGGAAGGCCCGCAACAGGCCAGAGCGTAGACCGGTGCGGATGCTCCAGCGCGCCGCCACAGCGACGAACGCGCTCGACGGCCAGCAGCGCCAGCTCCTTTTCCCCGTCGCGCGGCTTGGCGTGATGGCGCAGCGTGGCCCATGCGCGGCACGGCGGATGCGCCACCACCGGGCAGCCGCCAGACCACAGCCGCGCGTCTCGCTCGGCATCCCATGCATCGACGCCGGGCAGGATTCTGTGTACAAAACCCTGGCGGACAAATAGTGCATCCACTTGACGCGCGCTCATCGCGAGCCTCCCTTGCATTTCGGGCAGAACCACAGCGGCCCGATGCGGCTGAATCCGACCGGCGACTGGTGCATGAGGCACCGATCGCAGCGTCGAGTGATCTGCCATCCTGCAGCCGGTCCTTGCGTGCGTGTCGGCGCGGTGCTGCCTGGCTTGCGTTCACTCATCGCGGCACCTCCAGCGGTAGCACCAGCTGGCGCGCCAGGAACGACCGTCCTGCGCGCTGCACCGGCCCCGCACCTGACTTGCGCCCCCTCTTGAGGCGCAGCCGCTCGCGGCCAGCATCGGTGATCGTGTGGCAGCGGCCCTGATCGTGCTCGGCGATCAGCCCGCGCTTGAGCAGCGCTGTGATAACGGTCGGATGCGTCGCGGCCAGCGTGGCGCCGCGCTCCAGGTCTTCGAGCGCCCGGCGTTGCGGGCGAGAGAGTTTCGCAGTCATGTTGCACTCCAAACCGGGCAGCCCGGCAGCGGCTCAAGCCATCCATTGCCGTTTTCACGCTCCAGATCCATGCCGAGGTAGCCGCAGCATTCGATAAACCCGAGTTTGCGCGTCGTCAAAAACCGGCAGACATCGCCGCGCGAGAAATCACGAGCGCAAGTCGGCGCACCGTCTGGCGTGCGGTATGCGGTAACAGGGATCATTTTCACTTTGTCGGTCATGCCTGTCCCCTCATCTGCGGCCGATGGCTCGGCCAGTCAAACGACACCCATCGCGACGTCTCGCGCAGCCTATCAAATACCCGATCGCCGATATACCGACTCAGGCCGGCCTTACCCTCATTCGTCAATAGGATGAATGGTCGCATTTCGCGGTAACGCCGGTCCAGCACGTCGAATATCACGGTTTGCTCGCCCTCCGTCCCATACTGCACGCCGATTTCGTCAATCACAAGCAGGTCAATTTCTTCTCCGAACATGCGCAGAATGTCTGCCTCAGATTTTTCGGAATCCTTGCGCCACGCGCCGCGCACGGCCCGTACCAGATCGCCACAGGTCACATACCGCGCCCAGTGCTTCGGCGATATCACCGCCTGGATGATGGCCCCCGCCAGATGGCTCTTCCCGGTGCCCGGCTTCCCGCTCAGCACCAGGCCAGCGCCCGACTTTGCTTGATCAGGCCAGCTCTCTGCGTAGTCGCGGCAGATCGCCAGCGCGGCAGCCTGCTCCGGTGCGCGGGCCTCGAAGTTCTCGAATGTGCGCCCGATGA